CTTTGGCACCCACGAGAACTGCGATAACTGCCTCATCACCTGACCTTTGAACCTGTTGAAATAAGGTGGAACATTGCTCGGTGATATAAGTCTTGTCTGCGCCCATGCGTCTGTCGGTGCGTTGGGCGTCGGTGTACCTGTCATACCCCAACAAGCACGGACGACTTTGTGGCGGTTGACTACCTTGTTGATAGCTTTCCACCTGTCGGTACCTGCGTTGCGTGCGGCCTGTGCTATCTCGTCAATGATGATAAGGTCGATGTCTGGACGATCAGCCAATAGAGGCTCGATGATCTGCAACCCGTCATGGTTAATGATGTACACGTCGACGTCGGTGTTGAGCAGCTTGATGCGCTTGTCCTTCGATCCGTGTAGCACCGCATAGTCTAGGTGGGGGAAGTGTTGGAACACCTCGTCAGCCCATGTGCGCTCTAGCGTAGACAATGGGGAAACCACTAAGACTTTATGGAGATGGCCGATGCTACGTAGGTAGTCGTAGGCCCATAACGACGCAAGCGACTTACCAGTGCCAAGCTCAGATAGATTGAACGCTCTGTCATACATAGACAGGAACGCGGCGGCTTCACGTTGTGCATCGAACGGCTTGTAACGTCCCGGCCAATCGTAATACTCACGTATTGGGGCAGGGGGTTCGTAACCTAAGTTGCGTAGTACTTTAGTCTCTGTCAGTTTGTGCGGCACAGCAACGTACGGCACACCCTTAACTGTGAACTGCTTAGCCGTTGGTATTACGTTGGTGATACGGTCTGGCTCGCGGCTTTTAAGTAGTAGGGCTTTCTTCTTTTTCCAAATCAACATCTGTTGTGTCCTTATATAAACCGGCGTCTAGTTGGCGGATGCGTTCGTCGCACACGTGCTTTATCTTCTCGTAGTCGAGACGACGTTGGCCGGGCTTTTTGCGTAGGACACGCTTAACAATGTCAGCGTCCCATGGGTTGAGGTCGTACTCTAACCAGATGTCCCATGGTTGGATTGCATGGCGAGAGTAATCGGACTCGCCGATGTGGTGGCTTCGTGTCTCCACTTCTTGCCGCCAGTTGGGTGAACTAATCATGTTCATAAAGCGTTGCGCTTCTGGTTCTGTTACGTCGCAGTTGAGCGAAACTTCTTTGGCGTCAGCTGTAGCACGATGCTTCAACAGGTATGCCCATACGCGTTCTTCAGTCTTATCCATCTTAACCTCTTAGGAATACATTTTAGGGTTCTTCTTGCGCCACCCTTTATTCTTTGCGGCACTAACTACTCGGGTGTTTGACTTGGCAGTGCTACCGCCCTTGTCCAGTGGCACCTTGTGGTCGATGTGTTTGCCATCACCCTTCTTTACGCGGCCTTCTTTGATGGCCTCGCGGCGTGCTTTGTTGTTAGCCACGCGCTTCTTCTGCACACTAGGCTTCTTGTTATAAGCTGCCTTAGTCTTTAATTCCTGCTTCGATGACTTTGTCATGTATTGCCTCCTTCATTTGTTCAACGTCGTCGACTACAAGTGCTAACCCGTTAACACGTTGTATGTCGTCAATTTCGCGTTGCTGATTAGCAGTAACGTTCTTTATCTTGCCCGGCGCTTTAGTCTCAAAGGCCATGAATAAACCCTTGTGGCACACCAGTATATCGGGACAACCTACACGTCCCATGCCGTTGGATACGGGCATGTAGTACCAAGCACCTATCTCTTTAAGATACTCTTTGCATTTCTTCTTAACTTTACCCTCTGGAGTCATACCCATCAGTGTTGTGTCTCCTCTAAGTAGTCGCCGTGCATGGCAATGAACTGTTCGAGCCTGTGTAGAAGCTCCAATTCAAGTGGTGTAAGCAGGTTTTGCTCGACTGCTAACTCAATAAGTTGTTTATTATTTAATGCCATCAGTTGGTCGATGGTTAGTGTTGCTATCATTTTTATACTCCGCAGAATTCACAGTGTTTCTTACCTACGGGGCACCAGTTTTTACACAATCCGCTTGGCTTTGGCGTCCACTTATCTTCTTCGTGGGCTATGGCTAGTCGCTTTAGTCTTGGCATAAACTCGTTCCAAATGTCTGGCAGTTGGTCACGCGTGAACACCTCCTTATCAAATTCACTGGTCTTTAGCCATATGAACCCAGTCGTAACTCTATCTATCCACGGGTAGATTGCGAAAGCAAGTGCTGCGAACAATTTAAGTTGGTCTGTATCAGGTTTACGTTTGCCTGTTTTCCAGTCGAGTAGGTACGCCCTGTCTGACCCAACGACGCCGATGTCGATGATGCCGCGTACCCAAACATCCTTAGCCATCCACGTAGTAGGGCGGAAGCTCCGGTCGAGAGCGATACGTTCTTCAACAACACGCTTACCTTCGTAAGACAGTATCTTCTTAACGTACCTCTCATATTTTTTGAGGTTCTTAGGCAGTGGCTTGCCGTCCCTAGCGAACAGCTCCAATGATTTATGCACCTCATTGCCCCAGATCGTTGCTTCCGTCTGAGGTTCTTTGACCTGCCTTGTCACCCGAGTTAACTCAAAGCGACGTGGGCAGGTTTCAAATGCAGTTAGAGCCGAATAGCTCCATGCTTTTTTTAGTTCCACGGTGGTATATTCCCCTCGTATATTTCAGTGTCTATTATATCCCAGAACTCCAATAGCATTTCGGTTCGCAGTTCGGTCGATAAACGATCCTGCTTTAACCTCTTGCGTTGTTGTTCCAAGAAGGCGAGACGACGTTGCGCCCATACGTGTTCTAGTTCAGCCATCCACTGCATTCTCTTGGTGTAGGCTATCTCACCGAACAGCGTGTCCGCCTTGATGATTGCCCTTGCCATTCGATCTCGTCGCGACTGTTGGACGAAGCGCCCATTGAGACGACGGTAGATAGCTTGAACCTCTACAAATTGAAGACTTCTTCTGTCGAAGTTATCTCTCAACTCTAGTAAGTACTGCGTGAACCCCTCGAGGTTGTGTGCGTACGCTTCTATTAACGGTTTTAGAAACTCATGCGCTTTAGGTAATAAAAATACCTCTGGATTATCTGCATAACTTGTCATGTGTTTATCTACTATCGTTAACCATTCTTTTACTTTGTCGGGATTTCTTAACAGGGTTGCAGTAACCGCTGATAAAGGACTCTCCTCAAAGTTATCAACCTTGATGCCCATTGGCCTATCTTTCCTCTAATTATTACTTTTCTTGGTGTTCCATACTTCAACGGGTCAATGGGCGGAGCGAGTGGAGGGTTTGCCCAACTGGCTTGTTCGGGTGAAAACGTTGCCGGTAGTGGGCGGCATACCTTTGATCTAGTTTTAGTAGCAGTTCTTTGACTCCTACCGTTGCTTGTCGCGTGGATATAAGACCACGTATAAATACAACTATTCATCATGTTGCGTTTCTCCTTTGTACTTGCTTACATGTATATAACATGAAACGACCCTATCTGTACACATTTTTACAGATTCGGAAACCTTTATTTTGCGTCACCATATGTATCCGCAATGTCTCCCTCGCTCCATGTAACTAGCTCTGGCCACCACGTAGGGGGTGTGCGCATTACTTCCTGTACTATATCTAGCATCAACTCTGCCTCATCTTCGGGTACAACATATACCAACTCATCGTGCACCATCAGCGCAGGATTTAACTTAGTAATCTGTTGTACTGTTAACGCGTTGTCGGCGATTACACATCGAGCTAAGTGCTGTACGATGTTCTCGTCGATCTTTCCTGCGTATATTCTGGCCTTGTTCCGACCATGTCCGTATACAAATTCCATGCGACCGTCGTCTTCGTTGCGCTCAGTGCGCAGACTTGGGTAGCGGATAATACCTTTCGGCGTCTGTAAACCTTCGGGGGTAGGGATCACCATTCCCCATGGGTCTACCGCTGTGCCTGTCGAACCACGCATGATGGTTGGCAGTACGTTGTGGCATGTACGCCACCCTTGAGCGATCTCGAAGTACTGCGAACGCCACTTCTCTACGATGTCGCGGCTCTCGTTCTCTTCTAACTCAACACCACCCATGACCTTCGCAACTGTCATAAAGGTTTTCCATCCAGCACCGAAACCTAGACCGAGGTGTGCAACCTTACCGACTTGTCGTTGTTGCTTGGTTACTTCAGCAAAGGGAACGTCGTAAAGTTTACTGGCGAAGTCCTTATACAGATCGGCTTTCTCGGGGTCAGCATTGAACATGTCCATGCTAGACTCGACTTTCCATAGGTAGTGGTTGACGCGTAACTCGATCCCGGAAAGGTCTGCGACGACGACTTTGTGGCCCGGTGGGGCGACGAGCGACTTACGTAGCGCATCGGATGGTCGTTGGTTGTAAGGGTTTATGCGTGGTAAATTCTGTGGGTTGTAACCCCAACCACTCCACCTGCCAGTCGTGTCTGCACCGTAATACTTTAGAGGTATGGGAACTTGTGACTTTGGGTGTGCACCTGCCGCGTCGAGGAACGCTTGGATACGGGTCTGTAATATAGTCGACTTCGCGTCGAGGCGGGCCGCAGCGGCGGATGCGACGACGGGGTTCTGGTGTTCCTGCAAAGCTAGGAAGTCTTCATCCGTCTTGGCCAAGGCAGGAATGTCTTTACCAGTGCGCGGCGAGACTTTAAGTGGCACCTCCACACCTAGCGTTTGCAGGAACGTAGCAAATTTAGCAGCTGATGATAATACTTTCAACACAGCGGCGATGTTATCGTCCTCACTCACGAGTGGGTCATACACGTCCATCGTCTTTGCGGCTTCGAGCATAGCCTTCTGTCGACGTATACTCTCTTCTTCCAGTGTGCGGCGCAGTAGATCAACGTCAGCATCGAACTGTGGCTCGATCAGCATACGTATGGTCATGTCTAATAACTTGACCTCATCTCTACGCGTTTGGGGTATGAGTTTACGCAGTAGTGCGTAGCACTGGTCGGTGTCAGCGGCGTTGTAGGTACACATGTCAGCAACTTCTTGTTCAGTAAAGTCGTTGAGGTGCCTACCTTTGGTAGCGAGTAGGGCGGATTGATCTTTGCGCCCTAACTCATAGTGATCTACTAGCTTAGACAGTGATAGGCCAACGTCCTTGGCGTGAATGGGGCGTGCCATTGCAAGCGTACAACCCCATAGCTTAGGTTTAATACCAAGCCTCCACGACAAGATCATGGCATCGAAGCCAGACAGGTTATGCCCGACGACCCAATACTGTGACCAGTCAACGCTGTCGACGTACTCCTGCACTGCGTCCTCGCCGACAATGACTACAGACGACTCATCATTCATTTTGAACGAGCAAGAGATTATCTCGGTTTCGGGGTGCATACAGTATGCAATGGGTGACATCTTGGACAAGGAGTGCGTAACACTCCAGTAAGTCTCAAGATCGACGGTACATATTTTCATGGTAATAACTCCTTATGGATTGACCGCCCAAGCTACGACAGCTACGATTACAATAAGCGCCGCAATTTGTGCGAGCTTGCATTGTTTCTTAGCCTTGAGTAGTTCAGCCTCTAATTGCTCAATCCGCTTTCTTGCGTCCGGGATTACGGGCGACGGTTTCTTCGTCGTTGCCGCTGGAGCAGCTGGGGAGCTAACGACGGGCGAAGGTTTCTTCTTTGCCGACTTGCGAGTGGGAGTTGTGAGAGCTTTCTCTACACTCCACCCTAACTTCTTAACACGTTGATGCACAGCCGCAGGTGGTAGCCCTGCCTTGCGAGCCATTGCAGTGAGGTTGTCATTTTTCTTAGCCATATCTGGCCTCCTGTTATTTAGTTTAGTTGTCCCCGACGACTGCCAGATTACCGATCTAGGTGGGTTTCTATGTTGTCGCATTTACTGATCTGACATTGGACACCAGACGCGTCGGGTCGCCTGCTTTTAGGAGCACACGACACCCCCTAGAATTTACGCCGTGATGCGATGAGCAATCGCAATGGATGCAAGTGCGTCACGGTCAATACCAATGTCTGCCACGTTGGACGGTTGCGCCGATTTCTTGGTGCGCGGTGCCGTTGCCTCACGTAGCTTGGATATATACTTCTCAGGTACATACATCTCTATCTCTGGCATCTCTTTGATAGCGGAGTTGAGTGACGCATGTTGATCCATGAACGCTTTGAGTTGCTCCTCGATGGTACGGTACTGCTCGGCGATAACACCACGCTCGGTGTTGCGAGTGTTTGCCTCATCGAGCCAAGTCTTTAACAACTCAGTGCAGTCTTGCCGCCGCACGGGGATTTCGACGGCGTAGTAACGGTTATCTACAACCTTGGGCAGTCTGATCTTCTTGTGGTCAGGTGCCTCGATAGTTGTATTAAACAATGGCATCCCATTGTCCTTCTTGAACTGCAACTCCACGCGCTCGTGCTCTTTGTACCACGCGTCAGGTAACTTACCCTTCAACTCAGGGGCGTCAGAAAACGCCGCGTTCTGCGCGGACTCAACAGCGGCGTCGAACAAGGGCGTGCCGTACTCAATAGAGTTGGATTGGAAAGTAGTGAGCGCTTTGTCTTTCATGTTGCGCACTTTACCTTTGATGTCTTCGACAAGCGTGTCGGTTTTTCTTACATATGCCATGATGTTATCTCCTATGCGGCTTTGACGTTAATGGATAAGATTTCACCCTTCTCGATCATGCGAGCGAGTGATTGACGAAGCGTCTTGGTTTCGTCGTCGTCTTTCAGGTACTGCTTCACGAACGCTACCTTGTCGCCGTTGCTGATGTCCGGAGCTGGTATGGTTTGCGGACGGTGGCCTTTACTTGCAACTGTCACCCAATCACGGAGCCGCGAGTTGAAGTAGTTACGGTTAAAGCCATTGTTGGCCGGTTCGTTGGCGAGCTTCATGCGTATCCAAGCGCAGGTATAAGCTATTAAGTTCTCAACCTCTTCCTCTTTAACGCAGTCGACATTGATGTGATCGTTCCACTTGGTCATGGTTTGCACACGCCCACCGTATGCTTGGGTCAAACAGTCGATGAAGTGCGCAGTCTCGTGACCGCAGGCAGTCAGACCGTCGTTAAGTGCCCGCAGCACAATGTTGCGACGACGGGATGACCACTTGGTTGGGTTGATGTGAACGGTTGCACCGATAAAGCCGGTGTCCCTCGATAAGTCAGCGGCTATATAAGACGCATTATTTCTTGCAGGCATAGATTACTCCTCAAATTTAATTACGTGTCCCCAGTCAAAGGCTTCGGTGCCAGTGGTGAGCCACACAGTTTCATGGTTAGTGGTAAATTCAGACTGATCGCCGTAGCCATCCGTCAGGTAGACAACGCACTCAGGATCAATTGCGTTGTTATCAATCCAGTCGAACACTGGTTTGAATGATGTGCCGCCGCCACCCTTGCATTGGATAGTAACGGGAAAGTCCTCAGGTGTGTACTCGTCAACACCTGCAACGTCGTAGTCACAGTAGACAACATGAACAACCTCAGGGTTGCATGTGTCGATGATACGATTGATGTGACCGTTAAACATGGCGATCTCATCAGGCCCGATAGACCCCGACGTGTCGACGCCGATGACAACTGGCCCCATCTTAGGCACGTAGTCGGTTCCGGGAATGTATATATTACGAGCGATGAAGCGACGGTTCGGTCGGTTCCATGAGTAGCCGTCTTTGATCTTACCGGCCATGAACCGCTCAAGAATATCGTACCAAGGAGTTGATACGTTAACTAACTCTTCGACCATGCGCTCGATACTAGCAGGTAACTTGCCTACAGCTTTGGCGGCTTTGGCAGACTGAATGGCGTCGATCTTAGCCTCAGCCTCAAGTTGGTGAATGGTTGCGTCGTCAAGGGGTTGCCCATCTGCATCAGTAGGGTCGCCGATGTCGTTGCCGAGGCCGCCCGGACCTTCTCCGGCGCCGTCGTCGTTTTCGTCGTAAAGGGACTCAGCGGCCATCTCACGTGCACCATCTAATGTGACGCCTCCGTCGATGAAGTCGCCTACACCAGCGTCGATCAACGTGTCGTTAATGACTTTGTCAGCGGCTACGTTCCATGCTTGTGGGTCACGGTGTCCACGGCGTAAACCATGCGCAAGCATATAGTGCATGGCCTCGTGTGCCAGTAAGAACATAAGCTGTTGCACAGTTAACGGTGCACAGAAGTCCACGTTCATATACATCTGGCCAGTGGCAGACATGGCGGCGGTAGGTACCGTATCAGTGTAGATGATAGGGCGCTTGGTACATGCGGTACCAAAGAATGGGTGATCCAATATCAATAGTGACTTGGCCTTACCTACCTTGCGTTGCAACTCATCGAGTGCAGTGTGCTGTAGTTGGGCGTTCATAGTATTACTCCTCTATAATTCCGATTGCTAAGATTTGGTACTCGGATGTGTTGCCGCCGACTAAGTTGAGAACCTCTTGTCTACCTAGATCAGCGGCTTTGGCTTCTGTGTCAGCTTCGACATACACTCTGCGTGATGTCTCTACTTGCACCTCGACTTCATAGATTGCCATTAGACCAACCCCTGCATTTTGCTCATCAGGTCGTCGATCTGCGTTGCAGCCTTCTCCCGCACCGACGGTACGTTACGAAGCATGTCTTTGTTGTTGGCGTATGTACCAACGAGGGACTGTAGGTCTTTGATACGCTCGGCGATCACAGGGTCGTCGGACACGTTGACCTTGGCCATGCGTGATGCCACGTCCACCATGTTGTCGATCATGGAGTCACGGAACACGCTACCGTCTTCGCCGATCTTAACTGTCAATTTACTGACAGCGCGACGCATTGGCTCGATCATCTCATTAAGGACATGTGCACTTGCGTTGGCAGTTGCGTCGTCGAGTTGCTTCTGGACCGTAGCTTTGTCCTCGTCGCTGATACCCAGTCGTGGGTCGAAACCGTCAGCAGTAGGCACAGGCATATACCTTACCTCGATACTAAACTTGGCACGCATCTCATCAGCATCGGGATAGTCAGCAGGGTTGGCGAGACTTGGCTTACCCTTCGACGCGGCGATGGCAGACAGACGCCCTAAGTCAGCGGCTACCTCTGCATCCCAGTTGTTATAGAGATCGTCGACAGCGTCGTTGGCACTGTGGATAAGTTCGCGCAGACCGTTTGTGAAATCCATATAGTTCTGGATGTTCAGCAGTTCCACGCCAGTAGTCCACGGTACAGTGTTGTCCTTGGCATACGTGTAGACCTCGGTGTACTTGCTGATTGCTTCTTTGACGCGGTTGTTACGGCCTTCGAACAGATGCTTGTTAACATTGCCTGCGCCGTATGCACGAGACTCCTCAGTATCTAGCTTGTAGGGTGAGTACATGCGACGCTTGACCTGAACGAGCACAGCCTTCTCGTCGAGATTCTTGACGTTGACTGTCTGTCTAACTGGTTGAGGAGTTGACACGTTAACAGGTGCGGCGTTGACGTTACCGGGGTCAGGTGTAGCG